AAAACGTCCAGTTGAAGGTGCCATGGCGATACGGAAGGCCGTATAAAATTCAGTGTGACGACCTCAAGCCCATCATGGACTACAAGGTCGGTGACGAGGTCGAGGTGTGGTGGGAGTTGAGTCAATCAAGAATGATACTCACCAGGATTCGATTAGGTCTCTGTACCTAACTCTATGGAAAAATGACCACGTCTTAATATTTGTTAATATTTTATTGTCCAATAGTAATAACTGAAATATGTCTGGTGGCATTACGCAATTGGTAGCACTGGGGGCTCAGGATAGTCACCTGGTCGGTAGCCCAGAGGTGTCATTTTTCCAATCATCGTACAAACGTCACACTAATTTTTCTAGCGTGATTGATCGTCAGGTGATTCAGAACACCCCGTCGGCGAGTGGACTTTCGTCGATCCGCTTTGAGCGCAAGGGTGACCTTCTTTCGTACGTCTATCTCAGTAACGTAAGCGCCGCAGGATCGGTGACCAATACTAACTGGAATGAGATCGTGGACAAGGTCGAATTGTATATTGGTGGGCAGTTAATCGATACTCAAAATTTTGAATACTCGACCAAGATTCATACGGATATTATGGCAAACACTTTCTCTAAGACCAACTTCGGACCAACACCGGACGTATCTGGTTCAAATGATGGGTACTTTTATCCCTTCAAGTTTTGGTTCTGTGAGAACTGGCAGTCTGCGCTTCCTCTGATTGCCCTCCAGTACCATGATGTGGAGTGCAGGATCTACTGGAGCTCCAGTCTTCCCGCCAATCACACCATCGAGGCTTGGGCTCGCTACGTATACCTCGATGCCGATGAGCGTCGGTCAATGGCAGAGAAGTCTATGGAAATGTTGATTCACCAGGTTCAGCGGATTCCTAGTCCCTCATTGAAGACTGCCGATCTCACATTCAACCATCCCGTCAAGTTCTTGGCTTCGACCGCAAGCGCTTTCGACGCATCAAACACAGTCGTTCTCCAGCTCAACGGTGTGGATGTCGGAGAGAAGAAACAAGCGATCCCTCACTACAACCAGGTATCTTGTTACTATCACGTTCCATATGGCCCAAGTAGCACGGATCCAGGTGAAGGGTTTGAATCTGCGACTCTTATGATTCCCTTCTGTTTGGACTCATCCAAGCTTCAGCCCACAGGCACCTGCAACTTTTCGCGCATGGACTCTGCCAGGTTGGTATGCAGTTCTGCAATCAATGCCGATATTTATGCGGTTAATTACAATATTTTCAGAGTCCAGAACGGCATGGGTGGATTGCTATACGCGAACTAAATATCTAAAGTATTATTAGTAATATGTCGGGAGGACTTGCAGAATTGGTGGCGATCGGTGCCCAGGATGCACATATCGTCGGAAATCCCGAGATAAGCTTTTTTCAATCATCCTACAAACGTCACTCGAACTTTTCCAGTGTGATTGAACGGGAGGTCATTCAAGGCGTTCCTAAAAATAACGGATTCTCGACGATCCGCTTTGAACGCAAGGGTGATCTTCTTTCTTATGTTTACCTTATGGCTAAAAATAGTTATAATACTGTTATACAACCCACATGGTCCACTATGATAGATAAGATCGAACTTTACATTGGAGGGCAAAAAATTGACTCTCAGGACTATGATTTTTCGGCTTACATTTCCACTGAAATTATGGCGAATACACTTTCTAAGAGTATATTTGGTCCAGGTCCAAGTGGTAAAGACAATACCAACTTTTTTTACCCTATCAAATTCTGGTTCTCTGAGAACTGGCAGTCGGCACTCCCCTTGATTGCCCTCCAGTACCACGATGTGGAGATGAGAATCTACTGGGGCACCGACATCAGCCCATTGGATACAGCCATCACGACCGCGATTGCCAACTACAAGGCTGCACAAGCTGTTGGATTTACTGCAACAGAAGCGCCCAACACCTACCCCAATCGCGCCACACTTGAGTCTACATTCAAAGCAGCCGCCGATGCAGTGGAGGCTGACACTGGAGTTACTCTTAGGGATGCACTCACTGCCGCCGGTATCACAGGATATACTGTTGATGGAGCTGGTCTGATTACCGGAGATGTTCTTGCGGACAGCGGATCGCCAAACTATAGCGCGACTTCTCTTACCTACACGGCTACAGATGCCATTCTTGTTGGCAGTTCGTCAATCGAGGCATGGTCCAGGTATGTTTTTCTGGACGAGCCCGAGCGTCGCATGATGTCTGAACGACCTATGGATATGCTTATTCATCAGGTACAGAATATCCCGGCGCCGAATAACAAGACGACCGAACTTCCGTTCAATCACCCGGTTAAGTTTATTGCTTCCACCGCAAGCGCGTTTGCTGCAGACCAAAAGGTTCTTCTTCAGCTTAACGGTACGGATGTAGGTGAAAAGAAGCAAGCGATTCCACATTACACTGCGGTTTCGGCCTATCATCATCAGACTCAGTCTGGAACGGATGCAGCCAATAGTACTACTGGATACTACAATGTAAAACTGATGATCCCCTTCTGTCTGGATGCCTCCAAGCTCCAGCCCACCGGAACGTGCAACTTTTCGCGCATGGATTCGATCAAACTCATCAACGATTCAAGTATCAATGGTCCTATCTATGCGGTCAATTACAACATTCTCAGGGTCCAGAACGGGATGGGGGCTCTGCTTTACGCGAACTAAGTTTTCTAGCAGTATTGACGGCCTTTTCGGCCTGATCCTTGGGCATAAACATGAGCCAGGCGACGGTCATCCTCTCCTGGGTAAGAGTTCCGTCCTTCTTCATAGCGGCACATGCATCTTGAAATTGCTTTACGTAGTCCATAATGGAATTTCAAGGAGTTTATTATTTAATTAGTCTTGGGGACCTTGAGCAGCGGGACATCCGCCGAGAAGCACCGAGTGATGCTATTGGAGGGCACCGGACCCACGCGCTGAAGGTCGGTGATGGGCTTGAGCAGATCAGGACCCATCTTGGTGATCAGCTGGCGGTACTGGTAGTTAAGAGGATACGCAATACCATTATCAGCCATGATCTTATCGTTGATCAGCTGGTTAGAGGTGTAAATAGTGAAGGCGCGACCATCGGCCATACCAAGACGCTGAGACATCTTTTACTTATTCAGTAGATAAAAATCTCTGATCCTCTGGTGGAATGATTCTTTCTGATGTACCATTCTGTCATTCTTTTCCTTGAAGTTTATGAAGTCCCCCTCGACTAGTGGATCATAAAGAATTCTGATCAAGAACTTGTATGCCATGGCGATATCCTTGAAATTCTTGGCGCCCGACATTACGATGCTACCGGTTTTAAAAACACTGACCGTCATGTTGAACATCTTGGCTTTCACCGCCGAGTAAGTCTCTGGACTGTAAGATGGCTTTTTCACAAACTTTTTGTGTTTCTTGTAAAGATCCAACAAAGCCATCTGATCGATGCCGTGAGGGAGACGGAACGTTGCATTGATCATCTGTATTTCCATGGGTGACACGGGATTGTTTTTGGTCTCGGGAAAGACCTCATCTACTATTTTTTGGATCTCCTGGATGATTTCCAGTCCTTCCATTGGTGTAGATGATCCTGTCACGTGAATCTTCCCGTTCGGAAACAACTTGACAGAGCGCTTTTTGGTTTCGCCGACATCCTTTGACAGTGTCAGTGAGTTGTTGAAATGGGTTGTTCCCATGTTCCAACCACCGGTCCCGTCGACAAACTTCTCCTTGAAAGTCGCGAGAGGGGTCGTGATGCCATCCCTGCCTCCCATGACCGTCATCGTAGACACTCTAGGCAACGTGGGCTTAGGTTCCTGGATTTCATCACGCGCTTTGATGACGTTTCCAAGAAAGGTTCGAAAGTTTTTGGCTTCCATATTTAAAAGTAAGACTCCTCACTTCTTTAATATGAGATGTGGTCACTGTAAAAGAAAGAAGATTATCTGCGTTCCATGTGCTTACTGCGATCACGCGTCTCTGTGTACCTCTTGTATTCAAGTGGAGTTTCACGAGTGCCCAGGTATCCTGAATAAAATTCAGTTCGAGAGGGATACAATAGAAAAACGAAACCCTAAAATAGAGAGCGTCAAAATTACAAAAATTTGACGAGCGTCATAATACTGAGGGCTATGAGTATAGCTGAAGCAGCGTTACCCGCGAAGTTTGCAGCGTCCATACTACCGACCATGCCCTCCTTTTTTACGGTGATGGGTTCGTTGGGTTTGGGTGTGTCGTTCCAAGGAGGCAGTGAATATGTTCGCTCTGGTACTGGTTTCCTGTTCAGTGGATAATTCTGAGATCCCGGTGTGCAGTAGTACGGGGTTCTCCACCCCGCGGCGATGGTCTTCTCGCACCCCTGACTCGTTTCTGTCATGTGGGTTTCAAGTGGTCCTCCGAGCGCATCCCCTACGGGGCGAACGGCGTTAACAAGCGCCACCTGGGGTTCATCTGAGGGTTTATATACCGCCTTGTAAGCACCACCCAGAGGGACACCCGGCGTAAAATTCATCGGGTCGGCGTACGGATTTATCTTATTGATGGAAATTCCATCATTCAGTCTCATGTAGGACGACATCCTTGCTAGTTATACTGTTGAAATAAATTCCCACTTGAGAATTTCACACATGTCCTTCCATATGACATCCTGTTGAGTGAGTTTTTCCTTGGACTTCAAAAGTGGAAAGTAGGGAAGGTACTGGTCTTCTCCCAAAAGTTCGCAGAATTTGTAAAGAACGTATGGATAACTCAGAAAGTTCTTGCGATCCTTGGGACACACCTGGTCAAAGGGTTCCTGTATTTCATTGAACATGAGTCTGAGACGCTCTTCGAGAGCGATCGGCATTTCTGGCGGTCTCACGCCGGTAAGAATATTGGCAATATAAGGGATGTGTTCATAGTATTTATTTTGGCGCATTTTTTTCAAGAGGCCTCGTACCTTGGCGTGAGTTATTTTAGATACTTGTTCAATACGCTGTTTCTTGAGTTCATAACGCAATTGTTCTATCAATTCATCTGGAATATTAGCCGTTTCTTTACCTTGAAATTGCTGAACCCATTCATTGAAATGATTCTGTCTTTTATATGAATATTGAGTATTCTTTGAAATGTCCTGTTCGTCTTGGTAGGATAATCTGGTGGCTATATAACTCTCGCATGAACCACAATCCTGACATACGATTTCTCCTTCGGTCTCATTTTCGTGCACATTTGTAGAATTACAATTTTTACAATTATCGTTTTTGTTTATTGTATCTGTAGTATTAAAGTCTGTATCAATTGCTTGTGTAATATCTTGTTCTACTACGCGCATATATTCTAAAAATATATCACGACGACAATTCTCTTCGTGATATCTTTTTATATAAGGGGATGCCATAGTTATGTATTCATGTAAAGCATTTTGATCATTCTCATATTCTTTGATTTTTGTGTTATATCGTTCGAGTAAACTCATTTAAAGAAAAGTATCGTTATAACTTTAAATGTATAATTTTCTCGTCAAGCTTGTCGGGTGGTGGTATAACGAGGATCCCTATAAGGTAACTATGCCTTTGAAAATGATCTATGATATTAATACAAAAAAAGATTGTCTTTTTCCTTCGCCAGAGTGGAAGCGAATTATGGAGGGCTGGCCTTTGATGAACTCAGGAGAGACCTATATCACGTGTTACTATCCAGACTTCAGGGATGCCATTTACGTGTTGCGTAGAAAGAAGCCAGAGTGTGTTGAGAACATTCGTTATGAGCAGGAATATACCTACCGCGGTGCACCTTATTCTATGGTGACCAGAGACCCTATGCGCAGGATACGTGATATTGAAGAATCGGAAGGAATGAAAGGGCCGATCATGATTAACAAGGTCGAGGCAGTCATGGAAAATGGCGAAGTGAAGATGTGGGATACAGCTCGATTTCTGCGCTACGCCGGACCGAGGTCGGACTTTCACAACGTCAAAGACATCCGTATGGAGGATCTATTTGATGCCAATGAAGAGGTACCAGATGAGTGGCACGTCTATATGTTTGGTAAAAAGATTGTTATTAAGAAGAATGAAGAACTTACTCCTCGCACTTTGGTGCCAAGTAGAATCTAAGTTCACCTAGTGAAGTAACCTTATACTCCAGGACGAGAGGCATCTCCTCTCCGTGGTGGTGAAGTTTCATATTGGAACACATTGATGTTGCCTTTGTGAAAAGATTTAGATATTTAAGTGAAAATACATCTTTCATAGAATCGAATTTGGTGGTATCAGAGTCGATGTCATATTCAGTGTACTGTTCTGCAAAGTCACCAGTGCATCGGAACCCAATCTTTTTGAATGATCTCTCTATTACAAGTTCAGAACCAATATGCGAAATATCTCTACACAACCGCTGAAAATCTACGGTCTGAAAAGTTGTAATACTCATTACCACGAGTTTTGGTGCTTCAAACATCTCGTCGTTTATGTCCAAGAGTCGAAGGTTGAAATGACTTTTGCTCTTTTTTGTACTATTTTCAATAGAAATATTTAGTACATGATTTTCTTCAATCTTCATTACCAGTACATCATTTACTGTGACAGACTTCAAAACACGAAAAACATTTGTGGTATTAATACCAACAATAATTTCATTTTCACATGAATATTCTTCAAATTGATTACCATCCAGAAATAGTTCTACCATAGCAGTGCGAGCATTGTCTAGGGTCAACATGTGAATCCCCTTTTTGCTAAAAGATACATTAACATCGTTGAGGATGTCTTTGAGAACCTCAAAGATGTTTTTAAATGCAGTTGCTTGAATAGTTTTCAAGAACATTTACTAGAATCATTGCGCGTTTTCTTTAATTCGCGCACATAAAGATCTTCAAGAAATTGTTTGAATCCAGAGTCCCCACGTTCCTTGATGAATTCTTTCCACGAACTGTATCCTTGTTTATACGAATATGTATTTCCAAGTGACTTTGGAACTTCTTCTGGGTTTGTGATCATTTAGTTAGTTGTGGTTTTCTTGTTTATCTTGGCTTCCAACTCGGGTGTCATAAGAGGCGCCAGCGGAGCGCCATAGGATTCAAGATCAAATAGACCTGGTGCCGAAGTGGGATTTCCATCAAATGATGCGAATGCCGAATGATCAAAGGATTCCACTTCACTTGGCATCATGGAAAGAACCCACTGCTTGACTTCTGGACCCATCAAAGGTCTCCCGTCCTTGGTGATCAATGCTGGAACATGGGTAAGCACCTTGCGATAATCTTCTGGAACAGATTCTTCGTGAATGTTTTGGTACTTGATCTGATCCTTGATAGGACATTGATCCAATAGATTGAATATCTCAAGACAGTGTTGACAGCGTGGACTGTACAACATGATGGCAAACATGCTTTCTTACAAGCGTTGGTGAATTTATCAGGGGATATAATTTCGCACCAGTATATAAGATGCGTATGCAGACTATATTTTTCATCGTGCTGGTTGTCGCGATTGTGGGATACCTTGTCATGAACCGCGAGGGACTCAGGTGGGATCGCGGGTTCGCTGGATTCCGTCCCGCCGTCACCGGTGTGATAACAGAAGGTAATCTCGAGATTACCGGAAACCCAGTAGAGGATGTATCGATCAAAGCATTTATGATTAAGAAGATTTTGGACGCCACCGTCAATGAAATATTCAATACACAAGGGCTGAAAATGTTCCCAATTGAAACTATCTTCATTCAAGTGTTTGATTCACCGGACAAGATTAGCGAACTCAAACAGAAACGCCCAGACGTTTATGATTCATATGTCGAGTTCCTTCAGGCTCGTGACAAGAACGCCTTACTCACCAGGGACGGAGACGGCACTGATCAAGAACAATTAGCTCGAACCGCACTGATCAACTACCTTGATCAACTCAAGCGAGATCAGAACTATTCCACGGTTCCTGATAATGTTCCAGCGACGTACCGATGCCGTTTCCTGCTTCTTGAAACAGAGCGCTTCTACGGTACCGAAGTGGACGTTATTGCCATTGGAGATGAGGATGGCATCAAGATTCAAGGTATTACCAGTCAGCCCTTAAAGAACGGCGAAAAGATCAAGGCTTTTCAGGATACACTCACTGCAGGCGAATGGATGCCCTACGATACCATTGCCAACTCTAACGTGCCCAACAAGAGCGCCCTGGCACTTGTCGATAAGGCGATCAAGGACAAGTGGGGCGATGGCGAAGACATGAGGTATAGTAAGACCGTTTCCGCTGCAACCGAGTGGCTCGCCAATAATCCAGACGAGGATACGACAAATGTGAATTAGTAAAAACTAAAAGATTAATAGAAATGCCCTTGAGGGTGGACGAAGTTCAACAGATCGACCACAGAAAACGAGAGCTAAAAAAGAAACTCTATACGGAGATTTACGAACGCGCCAGCACCAAGGTGAGGCAAGTCGCTGATTTGGGACTGCACGAAACTTGGGTTCAGGTGCCTTCGTTCCTTATAGGATTCCCTTCATTTGACCTGAACAAGGCCGCCCAGTACGTCGAGCGACAATTCATCAACGGCGGTTTCTTCACACAATTATATGAAAATGGTCAATTGTTTGTTTCGTGGTACCCCAAGACGTCCAAAAAGTCCAGTTCCAAGCCCAAGTCCAAGCCCAAAGAGCCGGAAAATGAGTTTGCATCCCTCGCGAACCTCAAAAAAGCCGCGGACAAATATCGCTGAATTAAATACATTTTATCAGTAACTATGGACAATAACCTTAATGTTCTTGTGGAGGCCAAGAAGGAACTATTGAACCAACTTTCGTCCACAATTTTGCCCAGCGCTCTGGACTGCATGGACTCGCTCTACGCCGAAGCCAAGGTGGAGACCCAGGGACGCAACACGCTCAAAATGTTTCAGGAGAAACTCGCCAATATCCCTAAGTGGAACAACTATCGGATCGATTCAGAGGTCGGCAAGTGTGTGGATAGGTGTGGTGGATGCCTGGATGAGATGACGGCGGCATGCTTCGTGGCCACGGTCAAGATCATTTCGTCGGTCAGGCTCTCCAAGGACTCGCGCAAGGTGTCTCTCAAGATTCCCACCAACGACGTTTTCGTGCTGGGCGTCTACACCAACGTCGCCAAGCGGATCTATGAGGATCCCTACATCTATCAGGAGGTCGGGAGCAGGAACGACCGTCGCAAGGATCTCATCAAGCGGATGGAAGGGGTGGTCGAAGAGACGGTCAAGGAGATGCTTCCGATCAATCAGATCCTGAAGACCTACCTTAACAAGAATGCCGTGGACGTCATGAACGGTGAGACGATCGAGCCCGAGCCTGAGCCCGAGCCAATGGAAGAAGAGACTGGTATGTTTCCAAGCGAGGGGGAGATTCCCGTGGGAGGTGAATATGATGAGGAATCACACGAAGAACCTGAACAGGAACCGGAACCTGAACCGGAACCTGAAATGGCATCAGAAGAACCGGACATGGAACCACCTCAGGAGACCAAGAATTTTACGTTCAACGACAAGATTATGAGGAGGGCGCCCATGACACCGATGGACGAAGAAGAAGATTTTTCTATAAATCCCAATGCGAACCGTTAAACATACTAAAATCTGCTTTATGTAATAATGATCAGCGATTCGCTTAAAAATCCTTTGATCGCGGCTTTGGTCGGTGCGGTCGTCACAATGGCCTACATCCAGTTGGTCGCCCGTATCAATCGCGAGGCGCCTCCCAGGAATGCGGACATGATCAAACCGGCGATTCTGAATGCCATTCTGGTAGGCGCGATCGTCTATCTCGGCATCTCTCAGCGCGAGGAGATTTATGAGACGCCCTTTCCAGAAGTTAGTCGCGGTATGTAATTAAAGATTTTACTCCTTTTAAATAGTACGAAATGGCCAGTGTAGATACATTTAACGAACTTCTTCTACAGTTTGTGGATGAACTGGCTCACACGTTCCCAGAGAATACCATTGTGAAGACCTACAGGAACACGGTCGGCATGCTGATCAAGAAGGATGCTGGTGTATGTCTGGAAACGTTTATGAAAAATGTGAAGCCTCACGAAGATCTGATTCGCAATCAGGATGAGAAGATCTTCGAGGAACTTTCGCGTAGCTATGGAATTTTGAAGACCCTCGACCTCGAGTCCATGTGGAATTCTGAGCTTTCGGATGGAAGTCGCTCGGCGATCTGGCAGTATGTTCAGGGTCTCTACGTGCTCGGTAACAACGTCAGCGAGGAGGAGATCCAGGCGTCCCGCCAAACCAAGATGGACTTTTCACCCGAAATGATCAATAAGATGTTTGCACCCCAGGGCGAAGATGTCGACGCCGAGTCTAACCCCTTTGCCGGTATCCTTGGAAATCTTTTGAACCCGGCGATGATGCAGGAGATGACCTCCAAGGTCGAGCAGCAGTTCGGCGACGGTCAGGGAGGTCTCGATGAAGCGAAGATCATGGGCGCCCTTGGCCCGCTCATGGGAAATCTGAGCAAGATTCTTCAGCAGCCACCCGGTGCATCCGAGTGAAAAAAATAACTAGTCAATAAATAAGAATGGAACAACCGTGGTTTAGAAATCCATCGCATCTGTTTGCCAAGAACAAGGTGCTACTCTTTTGGCCTTTGGCCAAGCAGACCCCCGTGGAGAGGCTCAATGCCGCCACGAGGTTCATCCTCTACACCATGGCGATCCTTTACGTCATCAATCGCGACATCAGGGTTATTTACCTGGGTCTCACGGTTATCATGGTCATGGCTTCCATGCTTCTGGCGGGAGGCATCAAGGAAGGCATGCGACCAGCTTCGTTCGAGGAGGAGGGGGTCAGATTCAACGCGACCACCCCAGGGCAGTCGTGCGAGCAACCGACCAAGGAAAATCCCATGGCCAATGTACTTATTTCGGACTACGTGGACAACCCGAAGCGAACGGCGGCGTGCTATTACCCGACCGTCAAGGACAAGGTGAAGAAGTTTATGAACGACGGCACTCCCACCGACCAGGCTGACGTCTATTCGAGCCGAAACCAGGCGTCCCGTGCCTTTTACAGCATGCCGTCAACGACCATCCCCAACGATCAGAGCGCATTCCTTCGCGGTGCCTATGCCCCGTTGATGAACAAGGTCTGTCGGGATAATACCGATGCTTGCTATCCCAGTGACGCGTCAATGTTTGGACAGTCCAGGATGCCCGAACTTCAGCAGCTCAGAGGAACTTTCGGTGGCACCACTAGTTAAAATCTCTGGTGATAGTAATATGGCTTATCAGCTCAACACGTCAAAGGTTCTTTTGGATGCCGAGAGTCTGCCAGTGGATTGCGCCTACGATCACGTGATCGCGCCTCCGGTAGTCAGCAACCTCAATTATGCAGGTTCGGGTCGCGCTTCGACACCCCTCTACGGGACGGCCCCTTACATGGCTGGCAAGGGGGCTCCAGGAAATCTGATTCTGGTCGAGGACATGCTCCGGCCTCAGTCTAGCACGTTCTTCAAGAAGGGCTATGCCGGTCGCCAATACGACTTCCCTTCAATGGAGATGTCTTGCTCGGTGCCTCTTCGTACTCGGTCGTGGGATCCCGCGAGCAGCCGGGCGAATGTTCAGAACGCCGTTTTTGATCGTCGTTATCCAGCCTAATTTAAATCTACCCTAGTTTTAATATGGACCCATTGAGTCTTGTGGCCTTGTTAGGGATTGCTGTGGCGGGTCGTCAAATCGCCAGCAGTGACCGCAAAGAAGGTTTTACTCCAGCACCCGTTCCGAACCGGGAGACACAGCAATTGCCGTTTTTTGGCAACAATGTGAATACTCCAACCCAGGAATTGACAGCCGTGACGGATCTGTTCACCGGGACGTTCAATCCAAATAATCCGATGGGTGGCGTCATCAACCCTAAGAAAGAGGTCGTGGCAACCCTTCAAGATACAGCACCCAATGCACAGTTCCCGTTTGGACAGCCCGTATATAATCTGTATGATCGCCAGAATGTCTCGAGTCGCATGAACAATCTGTCGTCCGCCGAGCGAAGGTTCGTCGGTCCCGGTATCGGCGTCCCGGCCAACGTTCCCGCCTACGGTGGCTATCAGCAGCAGTTCCGCGTGATGCCCAATAATGTCGGTGCCTATCGCCTGACCACTCTTCCGGGCAGGTCGGGTCCCGCCAAGGATTTTGTTGACCGTGGGGCAGAGCGTATAACGGTGACTCAGAACCGCCCCGAGAAGACATACCAACTTTTGGGCGCCGAGGGAAAGCGTCCTCTGGAACAGGGTCGCGCGCAGGGTCAGGGTGGAATGCTCACCGGACAGCGCGAACGCGAACAGTATGTGAAGACGCAGCGACCCACCATCCGCTCGGAAACCACGACCCGCATGGACGGTCTTGAGTTTGGTGCACCTAAACGCATAGTATCCTCTGCAACAAATCAGGACACTCCTACGCGCAACAAGGCAAACTTTGTGGCGCGAACCAACGACGTGGCTGCTCCCGGAATCCACTCGTTCGAAGGTGCCTACCAGAACACCCAAAATACTATCCTTCTGCGTCCCGCCGAACGCGGCAACAAGGGCTACACGCCTCCGGGTGGCCGCATGAACGTTCGCGGCTCGGCCACACAAGTTCAGGGCAAAATCACCAAGACCCGCGACAGTCTTTCCACGGTCGTAGAGGGAGGCGCCGGAAACCAGTCCATCGCCCAAAATTACGATATCACTTGGAAGCAGAATAACAATGCCTACAAGGGAAATGCAGATTTCAGGACAAACAACTTGGGCCTTGCTGTCAAACAATTGGACAACAATCCATTCGCTATGTCGCTGGCACAACGTTAAACATCATAAATCCTACACTCTAGAGCATGAGGTTCTTCCTTACAGAATAACTCCATGGCATCCAGTTTGTTCTCTTGTTCACGAACCTTTTGATCGTGAAGACGAGAATAGAGCTCCTCGTGCTCCATCCAGTCGTGGACATGCTCGTGAGGATTTTCAATCATCTTCTTGGTGGGTCTCTTCAGTTCGGTGCGCTTATTGAACATGTACGCAGGCACGTTCCTGAACAAGCAACTGTAGTAGAGCATATTTAAAAATAAAAATCATTATATTTTTAAGTATGAGACACGAGACGATCGCCATGGAAGTTTCACCCCTGGAATTTGAGGGCATCAGGACTATTGACTTCGACGCCCAGGTGGATGACCATGAAAAAATGGTGACTGTCACGATGTCCAGATACTTCATTGGGGATCTACATGATGAATGTGTCAAGAAGGCAAAGAAGATATACAAAGGATACAGGGTTAAAACTAACATGGCATTGTAGACTAAACTATGGAGACAACTACCATTGAAGTGCCAGTGAACCCCTTCCACTACGATGGATTGCGAAGTATTGGAATACCCATCAAGGTGGATCACAAAGAACAAATGATCTACGTTGATTTCATGTCAAATCAAGGAACCAAAATCATGGAAAATTTCCTTTCAGAGGTCGGTCACACGTTTCCTGGCTATGAGATCAGGGTAGCCAGGCTTGACCAGTGAGAACCGCCTTCGCGTACTTTGTGGCGATCATCGAGTGGATCATCGGCCAGTCCATGACGTTGCTGGCGTTAATAGTTAACCCAAATGGATTAGAGTTTACGTAACGGACAAACTCCTTGCCGTTCTTTTGAGATTCGGGTGAAGTGTAATGCTCCATCTTCTCAAAAGAGCCCTTCAGCCAGTGAACATGCTTTTCATTCTGAGGGTCGAACCTGTCCATCGTTATTAGTTGAATATGTTTTTATGTCTTTAATTAATAGTAATGAGTTCCATAGACAACTCTTCTGATTTTGATGGAGGGATTGTTGCTTCAGGGAAGAGAGGTGTCATTCAGTTGAGTGACGGGAACTTTAACCTAACTTCAAATAAAGATCTAAAATCAGATCCAGTGACAGGAACTGTCACAACAACGGGACTAACAACCACTGGTACGGTTTTTGCTGCTACTGTATCAACATCGAATCTCGTGGCAGACACGATTACCAATCTCACCGTTGTAGGCGATGCAACCATAACAGGGAATGCCATAGTGGATGGAACTATTTCTTCGGCGGGACTTACATCTTCTGAAAATATTACAATTACAGGAGCTGGAAATTATCTCTCCTCGTCCGGTGTTACAGCATCCAATATCAATGCCACATCAAATCTGTATGTCAGCGGTCCTGCTGACGTCACTGGCACTCTTTCTGCTTTGAGTATGACGACACCTCGTCTGAGCGTTTCAGATCATGTATTGATCACTGGAAATTTGTCAGTAACAGGAGGTTTTGTCACAATTACGTCAACTAGTACAGAGTCATTTGCACTGAATGTTCAAAATGCAGGCACCGGTCCCGCTATTGTAGCAAATCAAACAGGACTTCAGCCCGTAGTGGATTTTCAAGATGAAGGTAATAGTGTGTTTTTCATTTCTGGTGGAGAAGGTGTCCATCCAGCTGCATATGTAGGTATTGGAACAACTACACCAACTAAAAAATTGGACGTTGTCGGAGAAATTAGAGGTACTAACTTGACCGCGACGGGGATCTTGGATTCTTCTAACGTCAACACATCGAATCTTTATGTATCAGGACCTGCAGACATTACAGGTACATTAAGCTCGTCCAACGTTAACACATCAAATCTTTATCTATCAGGACCCGCTAATATTACAGGAACGCTAAGTGCGTCCAATATCCAGACCTCTAACCTCACGATCACCAATCTCAACACCGTCACCAACGACGCCTTCATAGGAGGAACTCTAAGTGCGTCCAATATCCAGACCTCGAATCTCACTGTAACCAACCTCAACACCGTCACCAACGACGCCTTCATTGGGGGAACCCTAAGTGCATCCAACATTCAGTCCTCTAACCTCACGATCACCAACCTCAACACCGTCACCAACGACGCCTTCATCGGAGGAACCCTAAGTGCGTCCAACATTCAGACCTCTAACCTCACGATCACCAATCTCAACACCGTCACCAACGACGCCTTCATAGGAGGAACCCTAAGTGCGTCCAATATCCAGACCTCTAACCTCACGGTCACCAATTCTCATGAAGTTCTCGGCACTCTAAGTGCGTCCAATATCCAGACCTCGAATCTCACTGTAACCAACCTCAACACCGTCACCAACGACGCCTTCATTGGGGGAACACTAAGTGCGTCCAATATCCAGTCCTCGAACCTCACGATCACCAACCTCAACACGGTCACCAACGACGCCTTCATAGGAGGAACCCTAAGTGCGTCCAATATCCAGACCTCTAACCTCACGGTCACCAATTCTCATGAAGTTCTTGGCACTCTAAGTGCATCCAACATTCAGACCTCGAACCTCACTGTAACCAACCTCAACACCGTCACCAACGACGCCTTCATCGGAGGAACCCTAAGTGCGTCCAACATTCAGACCTCTAACCTCACGATCACCAATCTCAACACCGTCACCAACGACGCCTTCATTGGGGGAACACTAAGTGCGTCCAACATCCAGACCTCTAACCTCACGGTCACCAATTCTCATGAAGTTCTCGGCACTCTAAGTGCATCCAATATCCAGACCTCGAACCTTACGGTAACCAACCTCAACACGGTCACCAACGACGCCTTCATCGGAGGAACTCTAAGTGCATCCAACATTCAGTCCTCTAACCTCACGATCACCAACCTCAACACGGTCACCAACGACGCCTTCATAGGAGGAACCTTAAGTGCGTCCAATATCCAGACCTCTAACCTCACGGTCACCAATTCTCATGAAGTTCTCGGCACTCTAAGTGCGTCCAATATCCAGACCTCGAATCTCACGGTCACCAACCTCAACACCGTCACCAACGACGCCTTCATTGGGGGAACCCTAAGTGCATCCAACATTCAGTCCTCTAACCTCACGATCACCAACCTCAACACGGTCACCAACGACGCCTTCATAGGAGGAACCTTAAGTGCGTCCAAAATTGATTCTTCAGGAACAATAACCGCAAGTGATAGTTTCATACACGATATTGGTTCAACCAATCCAAGTGATTTTTTGGCCCTTACAACTCCAGGTTTTACTACAGCAAAATATGTTTATACAAAAGCTATCGTTAATGAGGCTCAGGTGGGACTAAGCCCTGCTGCAATTGTATTTGGAAACAACAATGTATATGGAAGTAATCAAATTTCACTTGTGACTAAAGGTAATACAATGTTATATGTAGACGACAGCAATGTAACCGTACCAAATTCCAACGTGTCTAATTTGGCGTCTATACAACTTATATCTTCTGAGATTCCAAATGATGATTGTTTGCAAGTTTACAATACAAACGGAGCATTGAGAGCAAACATCCAATATAACGGCGACGCAACCTTCAGAACCATTACAGTTTCCAACATTCAAGGTGGGTCACCATTGACAATTGGTGCATCAGATGGAGTGACTATTACATCAGACGTAGTCGTCAATAACGGGGGGTCTTTTACAGTAGGAACATTGGTTTATGAAACACTCACGTCCACACCAGGTCAAATGGCTAATCTCGAAGCTAACATCATTACGTCTTCAAATATAAATGCTACTGCAAATCTTTATGTAAATGGTCTAGCTACAATTGATGGAACACTCACCGCATCTTTGTTGTTAGGAGATGGAGGTTTGCTTAGCAACACCGCGGCCCAACCAAATCTTCAAGGCGTGACAGATCAAGGCGCAGTCACAACTGCCACAATTGATGTAGGTGGACTGACGACATCTGGAACCATCACGACCTCTAACATCACGCACGATTCGGAACTCACCATTACATCAAACTTGCTCATGGGATCGGACAAGACCCTGACGACCTCTAACATCACACACGATTCGGAACTCACCATTACATCAAACTTGCTCATGGGATCGGACAAGACCCTGACGACCTCGAACCTCGTGGGATCGTCCTTTCTGACCGTGACCGCCAACACCAACGTGGTCGCGGAGTTCACGGAATCGTCACGATACTATCACGTCAAAGAACCAAGGTCTGCGATGACCGCAAATTCCAGTTTTGGTTACACGGCGAGCGCAAGCAGTCAATATAGTGGAAGTTATCAACCTTATGAAGCATTTAATGGTAAGTATAAAACAGTCAACGGCGATTCATGGATATCTTATCTAGATAGCTACGTAACCACTACAGGGTTACCAACAGATGGTACAGACAGTTTTCAGGGGACAAATGGTTCTTGGCTAAAAATACAATTACAGAATACCTTTAAAGTACAGTATGTAAAGATATACC